GGTGTTGGTAGCGCTCATGTTGGTGATATATATATTAATTATAGGCAAGAAAAGGCTACTGGAAGTAATGGCTTATCATCTTTGTTTTCTCCAGTTATGGTGCGTCCCACAGAGGGCTTTGCTGTTTATGGGGAATATAGTGGGGATGCTAATGCTGATGCGGGGTTTGCTCAAGCCTTTACATCGCACCGGTCAGGTACTATCTTTTCTTCAGGCCAAGACTCTGGCTCTAATGGTTACCATTCTAGTTCAAAATTTTCAAATCAAGACGGCGTATGGGGGTTTAGGGAAGAGCAAGTTCTTGATGGACATGGGCTGCTGGGGAGTACCTTAAACGGTAGTAGTGCTATGCAATTGGCTTCGCCTTCGGCTACCTATGGTGCTGATACCTTTGGTATTCAAAACTATAGATCAACGGATAGCTTGGTGAATGATATTTATTGGGCTGGCAATAACCCTATTAGCAATGATGACAATTGGCGTGCATACATATGGAGTGTATTTGAATGAAGGGTAATCTTGGAAGAGTAGGTGCAGTAAGAAGCATAGACGATGCACGCAATTACGGTGGCCATGTCGACCTGGCTGACATTCATAATACTCGTGAAGAAAAGCAGATATTTAAAAACGAAAGGGAGAACTATCGCTGGCCCTTTAGTTCGTTAGATACAGTTTCAGATTTATACAATGTTTGGACTTCGGTGAAGTGCAACCGCGCGATTAATAGCCAAACATATATGAACGGCGGGAATGCTGATTATAGCGGACCGTTTGACGTAACTGAACAGTTTTTTAGAGTAACTCCTGGCAATTATAAACTTTACTTAGCACACGTAATAACGTTATCTGGTAAGTTATTTAACAACGATACTCCTATAGGAGGTGTGCAAATTTTAGATGCTAAGGGTGAAGTTTTACATTTTATCGCATGCAATGCGGCCGAAGATAAATGGGAAACTCAAAGTACTGAGCAAAACATTTATGCAGCACCCACTGTACCCAGCGGTTACAGTGCTGGTGGCTGGAGTACTCCTGCTAATCTTAGTAATACCCAGACTGGACTATCAAAACGATTTTCTTATGCGAGTTATACAAGTAGCCAGTATACCGGAGCTGACAATGGAATATCTACTAATGGTTTAGATACAACACCAATGACTGTTGGCGACGGTACAATGCCGCAAGGGCCCGCTCATACACAGTACATGTATAGAGAAACATCGAGCCCAACATCAGCAAACAGTTGGGCAATTTGCAGAACTAAGGACGCTTACGCTATACCTGCATTTGGTTCTATAAGAATAGCTTATGCTATTACAATTCCAACTGAAGATATTAGCGATATAGATCCCAATGGGACATTCAAGACAGCTTTCTACTAGAGGAACAAATTAATGACATTTTACACTAAAAACGGATGCTATCCAAGACATTTACCTGAAATTCTAGAAATGCCTAATGGTGAAATCCGAACTGACTCATCTACTTTTACAGATGAAGAACTAGCCTTAACTGGCTGGACTGAAGCTCCAAGTCATCCGACCGATTTCGACCCAGAAGTTCAAATTATGGATTGGAATACCGAAACTTCTAATTATGAAGTAATAGATATTCCACAGAGTGAGTTGGATGCGAGAGAAGCATTTGGTTGGCTAGGGCTTAGAGGCGAAAGAAACGAAATATTATCACAAAGTGATTATATGGTAATTAAAGCGTACGAAACTGGAACAACCCTAGATTCCGAATGGGCTACCTATAGACAAGCTTTACGTGATTTACCCAGCAGCACTAGTGATCTTAATGCTGTGGTTTGGCCCACTAAGCCTTCATAACATATAAATAAACCATATAAATATAGTAAAGTAAGAGGTGTTTTAAATGGCAAAACCAAACAGTAGAGCAACTTTAATTGATTACTGCCTTAGAAATCTAGGTGCACCAGTAATTGAAATTAATGTTGACGACGATCAGCTAGATGATAGAATAGACGAAGCTCTACAATTCTATCAGCACTATCATGCAGATGCCATTGAAAAAGTATTTTTAAAGCATAAAATTGACTATACTAAGTTTACAATGACTTATACGGGAGAGACTCAAGCACTCACTGTTGGTGAAACTATTACTGGTGATAATGGTGCTACTGCTAAGATATTAGCTAAAAGCGACACTAATGTTATAGTCATAGGCAGTTATAATCCAAGTGCAGGTGCATTCGTTAATGGCACTGTTATAACTGGTGGTACTTCTACCAATTCTGCTACCATATCGATTGTCCATCCTGGTGCTATTGACTACGGCTATATTCCAATTCCAGAGTTAGTAACTGACGTTATTCGGGTTCTTCCAATTAGAGATCATAGCTCGAGCACAAGCCTTTTCGATGTTAAATACCAAATGCATCTAAACGATATGTATAGTCTTGGTTATATGGGTAGTCTACTAGAATATACTATGGCCAAAGAATACTTAGCCACACTTGATATTCTTATTGATTCAGACGATAAGTTTGTCTCATTTGATCGACACCAAGATCGTTTAAGAATTGATATGGATTGGGCTAATGAAGTTTCAGTTGGTGGTTATATTGTAGTTGAAGCTTATCGAATTATTGATCCAGGTACATTTACTGATGTGTATAACGATTACTTCTTAAAGAAATATGCTACGGCACTCGTTAAGAAACAATGGGGTGCAAATCTAATAAAATTTGAAGGTATGACAATGCCTGGCGGGGTTACTTTCAACGGTCGCCAATTGTTTGATGATGCCGTTGAGGAATTGCAAAGACTAGAAGAAGAAGTCAGATTAAACTGGGAACAGCCAGTTGACTTCTATATAGGATAATTAATGCCTAGAAACGTATACTTTTCCCAAGCCGTTAGATCAGAGCAAAATCTATACGAAGATTTGGTAATAGAATCACTTAAGATATTTGGACAAGACGTCTATTATATTCCGCGTACTCTCGTTAATCGCGATAGCATTCTAAACGAAGATCCTGCTTCTAACTTTGATGATGCTTACCTAATGGAAGCATACATTGAGAATGTCGATGGCTTTGAAGGAGCAGGTGATTTATACCAGAAGTTTGGTCTTGAAATACGAGATGAAGCTTCATTTGTCATTTCACGTAAAGCATGGAATAATATGATTGGTGGTTACGAGAGTCAAATAAGACCACAGGAAGGTGATCTATTATTCTTACCAATGACTAACTCATTCTTTGAGATTACATTCGTAGAGCATGATAAGCCATTCTACCAGTTATCTAACTTACCAGTTTATAAACTTACGTGTTCACTCTTCGAGTATAACGATGAGAAATTTGAAACTGGCCTTGACGTTATTGATGATACTATGGGCGCAGAAGCTTATCTGGTTGGAATGGATGTATCTGTTACAGCTGCAGCACACTTTGAGCAAGGCGAGGTTATAACACAAACCTTGATTGATGCTGATGGCGATACTCCAGCAATTAATGTGTTTGGAACCGTTCAAACAATAGTTAAAACATCAGACACTGTTGCGACCTTAGGGGTATCTAATGTTGGTGTAACTGGTGCTAGTGATTATAGACAATTTGTGGTATCAGGTACCAAAGGATTAGTTGGAGCAGAATCTACTAATACTTGTTACATTACTAAAGTATACGACGTAGGCGATAACGACGCTGAAAACTTTATGGCAAATGATGGTGACGCCCAAAACGTAGCAATGGAATCATTTGCTGACAATTTCTTAGACTTTACGGAAGCAAATCCGTTTGGTGATCCTTCGGAGAACTTTTAATGTTTGGTGGACATTTTTATCATGCTACAATGCGTAAATCTGTAGCAGTATTTGGCACATTATTTAATAACATTAGCGTTATTAGAAAGGCAGCAGATGGTGGTGTTCTTAATCAAGTTAAAGTTCCATTATCGTATGGCCCTAAGGCTAAGTTTCTCTCTAGATTAGATCAAGAGCATGGTAGGAACCAACCAGTTGCGTTAAAATTACCTAGAATGGGATTTGAAATTACATCTCTAAGTGTAGACTCTACTCAAAAATTAGCTAAATATAATAAGATTGTAGAATCTAATGCTTCCGATTCTACAAAAAAGAAGGTAATCAAACAGTATACGTCATACGATATAGGAATATCATTGTACGTTATGGCTAAAAACCAAGACGACGGATTGCAAGTAGTAGAACAAATACTTCCATACTTTACACCAGATTATACTGTATCAATCCGACCAGTTGATACATTTGATTATAAGCAAGATGTTCCAATCATTTTAAACAGTGTCGACATTAGTGATGAATATGAAGGTGATTACACTACACGTAGAGTTCTTGTTTATCAGCTAGACTTTACAATGAAAATGAAATTTTATGGGCCGACAAATGATAATGCTAATATTATTAGATCAGTATTTGTCGATCTAGAAAAATTTGGAACTAACGATAATACAGAAAGATTTGAAGAAATTGACTTTACAGTAGGATCTTCGGACACGGCCGAAAGTTTTACTGTAACCACAACAATTGATAATGACCCTGCGATAGATTAAAATATGGATAAATTAGATAAGATGCGCAATTCACTGGAAAAGAATCTTCCGGTTAAACCACAGGCGCCCGAAGTAATTGAAGAAAAAGACATAAAAGATGATTATGAATTTTCACGTGATACATATCGGGACTTAATTAGAACTGGAACACATTCACTAGATTCACTTGCAGAACTTGCGAGAGAGTCTGAACATCCCCGTGCGTTTGAAGTATTGTCTAAATCTATAAAAGATATTGCTGATACTACAGAAAAACTAATGGCTCTTCAGAAAGCAAAGAAAGATTTAACCAAAGACGATAAGCAAGAAGAAGCTCGACGAGTGACTAATAATAATGTATTTGTAGGTTCTACTACAGACCTACAGAGAATGTTGATTGATAATAATAAGATTATAGATGCAGAAGATCAAGAATAATGAGTTTGGTTATCTAGGAAATCCATCAGTAAAACGAGATGGCGTAGAAACACAATTCACAAAAAAAGAAGTTATAGAATACGCAAGGTGCATGAAAGATCCTTCGTATTTTGCTAAGACTTACTTAAAGGTAATCTCACTTGATAGTGGTTTAGTACCATTTAAACTATATCCGTATCAAGAAAAAATGTTTGATCATTTCAATAAGAATAGATTTTCTATTGTGCTAGCATGTAGACAGTCTGGTAAATCTATTTCATCTGTTGGTTATCTATTATGGTATGCATGTTTTCACCCTGAGAAGACTATTGCAGTTCTAGCAAACAAAGGTGCTACGGCGAGAGAAATGTTAGCTCGTGTAACACTGATGTTGGAAAACTTACCGTTCTTTTTACAGCCAGGTTGTAAAGCACTCAACAAAGGTTCAATAGAGTTCTCAAATAATTCTAAGATTATTGCCGCGGCTACCTCAGGTAGTTCTATTCGTGGTCTATCGATTAACCTACTATTCCTAGACGAGTTTGCATTCATTGATAATGACGCTCAATTCTATACTTCAACATATCCAGTAGTATCGTCTGGTAAAGATACAAAGATTATTATTACATCTACCGCAAATGGTATTGGTAACGTATACCATAAGCTATGGGAAGGTGCTACTCAAGGGACAAACGAATTTAAATCATTCCGTGTAGATTGGTGGGATGTTCCAGGCCGAGATAAGGCATGGAAAGAACAAACTGTCGCTAATACATCAGCTTTACAGTTTGATCAAGAGTTTGGTAATACATTCCATGGACGAGGGAATACACTAATCGATGCTAATCATTTGTTAGCTCAAAAATCAGTAGACCCGATGTACTATAAAGAAAATATTTCGATCTATAAAGAGCCACAAGAAGGTCACGAGTACGTAATGTTGGTCGATGTTGCAAAAGGTAGAGGCCAGGATTATTCTACCTTTAATATTATAGATGTGTCAACACAGCCGTTTGAACAAGTTGCGGTATATCGCGATAATACGCTATCACCTATGCTGTTTCCTGATATCATATATAAGTATGCAAAGACATTCAACGAAGCTTATGTGGTTATTGAGAGTAACGATCAGGGTGCTGTAGTTTGTAATGGATTATACTACGACTTAGAATACGAAAATATCTTTGTAGAATCTTCAATTAAGAGTAATGCTATTGGTGTTACTATGACAAGAAGAGTAAAGCGTATTGGTTGTTCTACAATTAAAGATCTGATTGAGCAGAAGAAGCTTATCGTGTATGATTCAGATACAATTATTGAGATGTCGACATTTGTTTCAAGAGGTAGTTCATATGAAGCATCGTCTGGTAATCACGATGATCTAATGATGAACCTAGTGCTATTTGGTTGGTTTATTTCAACAGATGTCTTTGAGAACTTAACCGATATTAACATTAAAGGATTGCTTTATAAAGAGCGATTGGCTGAAATACAAGACGATATGCTTCCTTTTGGATATATAGACGATGGAACAACAGCCGTAGAAAGCGGCCAGGGGGATGGACTAGGCAATGTTTGGTATGAACATTCATTTAGAGGAATTGAAGATTAAATTGTTAGAGTT